GTTGGATTTGGGTGCAGACTCTGGGCCCCCCCCCGGAGTTGTTGACGGCACACACGTTGGTTAGGTGACTTTTCACCAACGATACCCGCCAACAAAACCGAGAAGCCATGTCTACAAGCCCCTTAAGGGGCCAACCTATCACTACGGAGGGTGGGTTAACTCCCTCAGACCAGAAAGCCACCACCGACCTTCCCCGCAATTATAATCGGATGGGTCTGGCAACTGTGATCCAGTGATACTCACTCAGCTACGAGGGAGGGGGCGCGACTCCCCTCAGACGCTCAAGATAATATTTAACTAGATCTGGGCGTCATTCTTATCCCAGTCAAAAGCCCCATGTCACCGGGACCAAATATACAAAAGCTACGCCTGTCGTGCCCCAGAAGGGGGGAGTGGATTAACTCCCCCCGGACATGTAAAAGCAATAAAGAATAAAATTTTTAATACATGGTGTAGACTTCTATGGGCCTAACATGAAGCCGCCAGAGCCAGGGACCGACAGATTTAAAGAGTTGCCTGAATCGGCGCTTCTACTCAAACTGCGTCCTCCAACCCCATTGACGACATATCAATAGCCCAATCCTTGAATTAACACCACCAACTCAATGAATATTTATACTGGTCTTATGCCCAGTCCAACCCACTCACTGCAACAGTGTGATGTCCACGCTATAATACAACAAACCGAACTCAGTTTGGCTGGCCAGGTTGTGCCCACCCAACATCATCTGCAATCGGCCCGCAAGCTTATCGGCTGATGAGGCGGATGTGTCCAACAGCCGAATCTCACGATCCGATCCCTTAGGGACGTAGGTGAGTGAAGTCTCCCCCTTGATATCGCACACAGTTACCAATTGGTTGGCGTTCATTAAAGCACCAATACTCGCCGCATTTCCTACGGAAGCATCGGTCGAACTATCCATGCCAATGGCAAAATAGCCAGAGGTGGTTGATGACACCGTACCGACATATCTCACGCTAACTTTGTGCACTAGAGCTTTCTCAAACGCCCCCAGCAATCTAACACTGTCAGCACTGAGGAAGGTGAAGAGTGAAGCACCCCCACCGTTCTCGTAACTAAGCCAGTACCTGGAGGCGTATGCCGTCGGAGGGGTGACAGTGATGGCGAAGCAGCCGGTCATGGTGGTACGGAGTGTAGGTACCGTGCTTGTGGGTCCGAAACCGATTGTACGGAACGTGTCAACGTTGTCCCGACTTTGTTTCTTCTCGCGTCCACGACCTCGCTTCCTTGTCTTTCCAGATCTGCCACCTCCTTGGCGAGAGTTTCCACCACCGCTTTGAGGTTGGGGGAATGGGATATTTCCTCCGCCATCCTTGGGGCCGCGGAGATAATTCCCAATAACCTTCCCAGTCTCATACGCGTTCGTGTAAACAGCAGGATTACCGTTAAGAGCTGCAGCGATAACAGAACCAAGAATAGAGAGCGCAGAGTTAACCCCGCGACGATTGTTGTTGTTGGATCTAACGACGGACATTTCAGTGTTTCAGTCATGCAAGTTGTATTTTGTCAATATATGGGATCCCGCTTGACTACGGGACTATACATCTCAGGACACCCTTGGTCGAGGGTCGGCGCCGTGTAGTCTCTCGGCATTTTGTTTAGCACGGAAGTATTGAGGATTGCTCCACCGTTTTGGGCCAATTAAGTCCTGAAACCCCATAGTGGCTATAGGCCACCACTCTACCAAGCTTCTGTGAACCCCGGCATAGGGGGGGGATGTAAATACGGATTATACGGGGATTTGCCCCAGGTGATGTTGGGTGTTGCTCGATACAACTCCTCAAGAACCACCTGATGATCAGGCGTAATATCAAACGCTAGCCAGAACGAAAATCTGGCTTCGGGCGTGACGTCTCCGTATTTCCTCTCCATCCCCTTGGCTGCCATCAACATACCAGTTTCGAAGGAGCTCTGATCCAAGAAGGCCCCTGGCCTCTTCTTTGAATAAGAGAGCACCCCCGCAGAACGCTGATACACTGAGTAAAACTCCTGCCAGATGGGAATACCACCGGTCAAGGACATGCCAGCGTCTCCAACTGCACCCAACCAACACTTCAGCGTGTGATCGGATTCGATTGGGACAAGACAATACACATCCTTGGTGAAGGCCCGAATATTACGGACCATCACATAGGACTCACCGTCAAACACAGGTTGGGATTGGCAAAACTCGATTTTCTCGAACACTCGAGCGGGTGGTTCCACGGTCATCTGGAATCCCATTTCTAGGAACCAGTGATCAAGACCGGCGGAAAAGCGCATCAAATCACGCTCCTCCATGAAAACCACACAATCATCACCATTGTTAGCCAATTTGATCTGCACACCAACATGTTCGGCGTAGGCCCACACCATGGCACACATGAGTACACAGTTACCAGATCCTGTGTTCATGTCACCTGACATTCGTTTCCCAGCCACGGTATATTTCAACTTACCGTCCCTACAATATCCCGTCCCGCGATTGCGCAGTTGCCAAGACAATAACTTGGATAACTCGGTCCGATACTCCCTAATATGTTGGTACCACCTGATCCACTGGCGGTGTTCCCATAGGAGAGCAGCAACACTGACGTGTTGATCGAACCTTTTAGCATCCAACCCTAAAGCAACTGGAGTGGTAAAACCCTCCCATTTGCGTTTAAGGTGCGCAGCGACGGACTTCGCATTGTAGCCCTTCATCACCGTAGCGTCCCCATACACCTTGGCTATTGCCTTATACATGCGCTCCTCGATCGGCTTAAGATACTTGCCGACCTCGACATTGTACCTAGGGTCTCTGGGCTGTATAACCCTAGGAGCCGAACCGTGCTTCCCTTTCTCCGCCTTGACAAAAGCCTTTATCTTTGCATCAGCCTTGGACACCCCAATTTTCAACAATGAGTCCACAGCCTTCTCATAGATTACTCGTTTGCGACCCTGATATGATTCAGCAAATTCTTGCCTACTAATCGGGGTGGTCGAACGCGAGTGACTACCGAGAAGGGTCTCAAACGATCTGAGACGCCTATCAAAAACACCTGCCTTTGGAGACGGAGCTGGCTCCCATACGCCTTTTCGTTCCACGTATAGGACACGTTCCTTAATGGCTCGCTCTAACGTAACAATGTCCGGATTGTAAACACACGCGTCATTAACCGGAGCTAATTTTGGAATGACATAGGACGTGCGTTCCTGTTTGATGCCCCCTGCGTACCTTCTCACCGCCAAATCCGGGTGGTCAGGAGCTTTCGACCTCGGGGAGAAGACCCCCGGTACTCGCTGCATGACTGACAACCCCGGTGAGGGTGCGGGGCACCCCTAAGCGCGAGTCAAGCGGCGAAGGAAGCGCCTAAAACGCCCCCTAAAGCCGCTCAAGAAGAGTCCTTCGTCTTTGTACGCCTTGACACGAGATGTCCAAGCTCGTGTGTTCTTATACGCCTCCACCTCAATCTCCTGGGTGGTGGGAATGAACACCAACTCGACAACCGTGTCCATGAACTGCGAGACATGTGTTGGTCGCATGCCCCTCTCAGTCATAAGGTCGGAACAGTACCGGCGTACTACCATCCTGTTTGCCTTGGCAAGAGCCCTCGATTCCTCTGACGGAATTGAGAACCTCACCTTGGCCGCCCGAACAACAGATCCAATGAACCTGTGTTCGTTGCCTTGATGCACCCGCCACGGTGAATCAGGTTGAGTAGGCACAGTCTGGACACCAAGGTCCTCAACCTCATCGCTGGCAGCTTCAACCGCCCCGATGAGCCGCGATCCACCCACCTCACGGTACCATAATGACCGCAGTTCCCAAACGTATGTCAATCCATAACACACGATCAGGCCTGTAACGGCCGCGAGGATTGATCCCCATCGCCTAACCATGACGCCCACCAACAACTTATATTTTCCCAAAATACCGGGTAGAGACCGCTTCCATGCTTTTTGTAATGTGGAATCTTCCTTCCTTTGCATGCGCTTAGTAAGAAGAGTGGCATATGCCACGAGGAGTGTGTCGCGATATGTGGGAGCCATCGTGTTAATGTAATTCAGTAAGCGCCCGGAAGGCATGAGGTATCAGGATGGATGTAATGTTCATATTTTTGGATGAGTTTTTGAGGGCCATCCCAAGGCCACACCGGGTAGAACACATCCTCGCCGTGGTTCACCCCCGCCGTATGGTCCCGGCTCGGACAGTGCCTTATGGGCACCACTCGCACAAGATCGTGCCAGAAAATTG